TCCAAAAGCCCCAAGTGCAAAGCCAGTGGTAGTTACCGATGGCACAGACGGGAATGGAAATAAGCCAGATACTTCTGGATACAAAGTTGTTGATGGCATACTTTATTTCAATGGACAACCATTTACTGGAAGTTATAATGGTCAAAATTATCAGGCTGGTAAAGTAGTTCCGGCCTCTAGTGGAAACAATGGCAATGGAGACGGTGGCGGAAAGACAGTAACGAGGACAGAGTATATTGGCTCAGGTGCTAACCGAGTCTTAAGAACATATTACTCTGATGGTTCCTATACGGATAGCCCAGCTCCAGTAACCGTATCATCTTCTGACACGATGACTGCTACACAACAAGATGCTTACTCTATTGTTGTAGACAGATTGAATCGCTACAACCTAGGAGCCTTAGCTCCACTAATTAAGAAGCTTGCTATCCAAGGTGCTACAGAAGCAACCATTATGTTGGCTCTACAAGAAGAACCTCTATACAAAGAGCGCTTCAAAGCTAACGATGCTCGCAGAGCAAAGGGACTAACAGCTCTTACTCCGTCAGAGTACCTGAACCTAGAAGATAACTATCGTCAGGTTCTACGCTCTTACGGACTTACTCAATTTGATAACGATGCCTATGTGTCACAGTTCCTAGCCAACGATGTATCTGTTGCTGAACTATCTAACCGCGTAGTGACTGCAGTACAGCGAGTCCGCAATGCTGACCCTGCTGTATCTAACATGCTTCGTAACTACTATGGTATTGGTCAGAATGATTTAGTTGCCTATGTTCTCGACCCGAACCAACAGTTCCAGAAGATTGAGCGTCAAGTAGCTGCATCTGAAATTGGAGTAGCAGCAGCTCGTCAAGGAATCAATGCTGGAGTATCGGTTGCTGAACAGCTTGCAGCTCAGGGTATTACCCAAGCTGAAGCACAACGAGGATACGCAACAATTGCTGATATCCTACCTACAGCAGAAAAACTTTCAGACATCTATGGCACAACGCTTGAAGGATACGGACTCGGTGAAGCCGAGCAAGAAGTATTCAATCAGCTTGCTTCTGCACAGCGCAAGCGTCAGCGCCTAACACAGCGAGAAATTGCTGAGTTCTCTGGTCAGTCTGGTGTATCAAGGGTTTCCTTGGGCCAGCCACAAAGAGGACAATTCTAGAATCCTGAGCGGACCTATCGGCCCCGCCAGTGTAACAGACCGATAGCAAGAGCCAGCCCATTTCCCCGAATGGTAACTGAGGCTTGCGACTAACAACGAATAGAAGGGTGGGTTGCTATGAGCAACAACTACTGGGACGATGAAGACGATGACCTAGATACACAAGAGCAGTACAATGGTGATGGCAGTGACTTGTTAAAGAAGTTACGCAAAGCCAAGCGTGCTGACGAGAAGCGTATCAAGGAACTTACTGAGCAACTTGAGTCACTATCCAAGGTGCAGCGTGAGCGAGTCGTCAAGGAAGTCCTAGCAAAGAAGGGTGTCAACGAAAAAGCTGCACGCCTTGTATTGAAAGACTTGGATGATGTTAACGAGGAGTCAGTATCACACTGGCTCGATGATAACGCAGACTTGTTCGGAATCAAGGTACAGCAAGAAGAAGCCCCTGTAAGTCAACAAGACATTGCACGGCTACGCCAGCAAGATGTCTTGACACAAGGTGCTGTGACACCTGATAGAGGATTAGATTTAGACCAGCGTTTAAATCAAGCAAACTCTGCTGAAGAGTTGCTATCAATTCTCCAATCACAACAATAATCCGTTCATAGTCTAGGAGACTAAAACTAATGTCAAACCAATATACCTCTACCGCGAGCACCTCGCTCGGCGGTACAGTTGGTGGCGCAGGTCTCGTACAGAAGGCGTATGACCGCCTCCTCGAGTTCGCTCTCCGTTCAGAACCACTAATTCGTTCTGTCGCAGATAAGCGTCCTGCTCGCCAAGCAATCCCAGGACAAACCGTCGTACTCCAGAAGTATGTCGATTTGGACCAGGCAACTTCAACACTAACAGAGACAACTGACCCAGATGCAGTTTCTCTATCAACACCTACAACTGTAACTGTTACTCTCAATGAGTACGGAAATGCAGTACTCGTAACCCGTGCACTTGAGTTGTTCTCACTTGCAGATGTAGACCCAGCGATTGCAAACATCATTGCTTACAACCTCGCTGACTCCATCGATGCAGTTGCTATGACAACTCTTCGCTCAGGTTCCAACAACATCTACGCAGGTAACGCAACTTCTGTTGCTGGTGTAGATGCTGCTGATACAATTGACTCAGCTGATATCCGTCGTGCTGTTGCTAAGCTCCGTTCAAACAAGGCCAAGGCTCGCCGTGGTTCCTTGTACTGGACAGGTATCCACCCAGAAGTTTCACACGACCTTCGTGCAGAAACCGGAAACATGGGCTGGAACTTCGTACATGCACAATCTAATCCAGCTGTGGATAAGATTTGGGCAGGAGAAATCGGAGAATACGAAGGCGCATTCTTCGTAGAGTCTTCACGCCTTTACAATGCTAAGTCAGGTGCAGACCAGACCGCACTCGCTACAACCGCTGTAACCGTTGCAGGTACATCAGCAGGCTTCACCTTCGGTGTTGCTTCTTCTGCTGTTATCGCAACTCGTGCAGAAGTTGGCGATAAGATTGCTGGAACTGGTATTGCTTCTGGTGCAAAGATTACTGCAATCAGCACCTCTGGCTCAACCACAACCTTCACTGTAGATACAGCAAACACTGCTGCAGTTACTGCAACAACAACTGTAACTGTAACTCCAGTAACCCGTGTATTCAATACAATCGTTTGCGGTGCTCAAGCAATGGCAGAAGCCGTCGCTGAAGAACCACACGTCGTTATCGGTAACGTCACTGACAAGTTGATGCGCTTCCGCCCAATGGGCTGGTACGGCGTACTCGGCTTCGCAGTCTACCGCGACGAAGCGTTGTATCGCATTACTTCAGGTTCCTCAATCGCTGCTCTCTAGTTGATTGACTCTGGGGGCAGACCCTTGAAAGTCTGCCCTTTGGGGTGAGTTCATTAGGAGGACTTATGGCTGAATGGCAATTTCTTCCACCAACAGTGGATGAAGGACTTACAGGTGTTCAGCGGTTGTTTCAGTTCTACAAACTGACACGAGGAATAACAATCGTAATGAATCCAAATACAGGGACATATCAACAGATACGTTACCCACTAGATGAGTCACTACCTGATTATCCTCAGGTATATCGCGGTGGATATAAGTACACAGTTGATGACGCTACCCGCGAAGCACTTATCAACGGTAATGTCGGAGTTACTACGGAGAACTTTACTCAACTATGAAACATTGGGAATACCATCCTGAGCCAGTAGAAACCTGCTTTGGATGTAAGGGACTAAGTATTCAGATGAATGCAGGAGATGCTGACAGTCGTAAGTTTATGACTAACAAGCGTCACAACAAAGAATTGGATGCCTACAGGGAAGCAAGAGACCAAGGCATTCAACCCGCTGGGACAACAATGGACAAAATCCAAGAAGCAGTTAAGGCTAGTGAAACACTAGGCAAACCTTACAACGCCGAGAAGATGCCTCCAGCAAAGCATATAAACAAAAAATCCGCAGCAGTAATGAAAGAACTAGGAGTATAGATATGCCAATGGTAGGCGGCAAGAAGTTCCCATACACAGCAAAGGGCAAGAAAGCAGCCAAGGCTTATGCAATGGGCGAGAAGATGGAATCAAAAGCAGAAAAGAAAATGGAAGCCAAAAAAGGTATGAAGAAGATGGCTGCCAAGAAGTCAATCAAGAAAATGGGAAAGAAGAAGTAAATGCCAAACGTACCTAGAATGTCATATACCGAATATGAAAATAAACGGTCTTGGCTAATTGATACAGCAGAGACTCCTGAAGAAAAGGCTAACCTTAAGAAGGAACTAGCCGCTTTGAAGAAACTCTACAAGCAAGGACGAGTCGAGGCTGGAATCACTAGTGCTAATGGTAAGGCTAAAGTAAATCCTGTTTATAGAAATATGGGTAAGTAAATGCCGAATCCAAAACCCACACCAAAGCCAATGCCAAAGGCTGGCAAGACTCGTATTGGAAACCTTGCCACCCCACAGCCTACGTTTGCTGCTCAAGGTAATCAAGGTGAGACCTTCGATAAAATTATGAAGAAGAAATACCCTTGGTGGAAATAATGAAAAAGTCAGCAGCAAAAAAGAAAGTCGCAAAAGTAATGCGCGAGTACAAGGCTGGAACTCTTCATTCAGGAAAAGACCCAAAGGGTCCTAAGAAGGCTCCAGTTGTGAAGAGCCGTAAGCAAGCAATTGCTATCGCCCTATCTTCAGCAGGTATGGCAAAGAAGAAAGGCAAAAAATAATGGCAAAGATAAGAAGAATGCAAGGTTATAACCCTAATGCTATGGGCTATGACGGAAAACAAAAAACAGGTCCAGAAGATTACATATATGCTTTGGAAGTTGCTGGTCAACCAGCAGTAACTGCTTTTGAAAAGAAAATGCAAGAAGATGCAAAAAATACTGTTAAGTATCTTGAGGCTAAGTATCCTGGTATTGCTGGTAAATTTAAGTTATTTGAAGACCGCGTTAAGAATAACGAGGCTTTGAAAACATCAAATAAGAAAAGCAATAAAAAGAATAAACTTGGTGGCTCTCACTAATGTCATCGGGTCAGCACAAGCCTCACCGCAAGTTCAACCCGATTCAAATTAAAAATGGAATGGTAGTAAGACTACGTAAAGACGGCAGAGTTAAGGCAGTCTTAGGAAAGTATGGGGAGTATGGAAAAAAGCAAGCGTGACCCACGATTGGCTCGTGCTGGTGTCTCAGGTTTCAATAAGCCTAAGCGTACTCCCAACCATCCCAAAAAAAGCCACGTTGTTGTGGCTAAAGTTGGAAGCCAAGTAAAGACTATTCGCTTTGGCGAACAAGGTGCAGAGACTGCAGGCAAGCCTAAGGCTGGAGAGTCTGACAGAATGAAAAAGAAACGTGCATCTTTCAAGGCACGTCATTCAAAGAATATTGCTAAAGGCAAGATGAGCGCAGCCTATTGGGCAGATAAGGTGAAGTGGTGAAGAAGAAAGCATTCTGGGATACAAAGAATCCAAAGAAGACATCTAAGAAACTTACTCCTGCTCAAAAGGCAGCAGCAAAGAAAAGGGCTAAGGCAGCGGGACGTCCTTATCCTAACTTGGTAGACAACGCAGCAGTAGCCAAGAAGAAAGGCAAGTAATGGCAACAGGCACAGCAGGTAGTACATTTACAAGCGAACTCAACCGCTTGGCTAATGGTGGGACATATCCAGTATTGACTGCATATCTTGCACCTGTCGGTGCTGCCAACGAATACTCTGGCACTTCAGGGCTTGGACTACTCGGTGCCCTTAACCTAGAAGCAGACCCTACTCGCCAGCCTGATGAATACAAAGGCTTAGGCGCTGTCTGCAATGAACTTGCTGGAACAACAGACCTTTCACCGACTGATGCCTTAAGGAGTATTAACCTGTGACAACTCTCAGTAATATGATTGATGAGGTTTTGATTAACCTCTCAGGCTACACATATCAGCAGGACCGCTCCACATATCTCACTGCAGCAGTCACCACATTAACTTCTCCTAGTTCTTCTCCTACAATCCTAAGCCTAGGCTCTACTGACTCAGTAGGTAAAGGCGTTCTTGAGGTAGGCGAAGAGTTGATGTGGGTTGACTCATTTGACCGTGTTGCTAACACAGCCACTATCGCTCCTTATGGACGTGGCTACCTAGGCACTACAGCCGCTACAGCAGCCGTTGATACAAAGGTTACTGTCTCTCCTATCTTCCCACGTTATGTGGTTAAGAAGGCAATCAATGATACAATCCGTGCTGTAGGAACTCAGTTGATGGTTGTGAAGCAGACTACATTTACATTCAATGCTGCACAGACCACATATGACCTAGGGGCACTCAACATAGAATCTATCTTGACTGTAATGTGGCAAGATACTGGTCCATCTCAAGAGTGGATTCGCGTTGGTCGTTATGACTTTGACCCGCTAGCAGAGACTGCAACGTGGGGCGAAGGCAGCCAGACTATTTCAATCTATGACTTTATTACACCTGGTCGTACCGTCAAGGTTATGTATGTAACACAGCCTCAGGCATTTACATCTAATGACCAAACATTTACAACCCAGACAGGATACCCTGAATCAGCACGAGATGTAATTACTCTTGGTGCTGCTTACAGATTACTTGCTTACCTAGACCCTGCACGTGCTTCTCAGATTAGCCCACAGGCTGACGAGATTGACGCTAAGCGTCCATTTGGTTCAGCCAACAATGCAGTACGTCAAATCTTTGCCCTATATACACAAAGACTACGAGAAGAAATTTCCGCCTTCCAAGGTCAATATCCTCCCCGCATTCGATTCAACCGATAGGAACCTGAATGACAACTCGCCAATACTCCTCTCGCTCTCAGCAGTCAACGCTGACAGGTGCCATTACCGCTGGCGCTACGTCATTTACAGTTGTCTCTGGAACAACTCTCCTTGGTGGTGTAACGATTCCATCAGGCAGAACATTTACTCTTGTTATTGACCCAGATACGGCGCTTGAAGAAATTGTAGATGCCACTGCGGTATCTACTAACACTTTTACTGTAACACGAGCCATTGATGGCTCAACTGCTCAGTCTCACTCAGCGGGTGCTGTTGTTCGACATATGGCAATTGGTCGAGACCTTCGTGACGCAAACCTCCACGCAGAGGCAGACGCTTATTACAATGATGGTGCTGGCTCTGGTCACACAATGCACGGCATCGGTTCAGGTGAAGGCGTTGTCGTAGGTACACTTAAGACACAAACTCTTACCAACAAAACTCTTACCTCTCCAACAATCTCTGACCCAACAATTACAGGCACCGCTACTGCTGGTGCCGTTTTGGTATTTGAAGGTACAACTGCAGACGCATACGAAACTACTCTGACAGTTGTAGACCCAACTCAAGATAATACAATTACTTTGCCTAACACAACAGGCACCGTAGTTATC